ATCCAAGGCTGTGAATGATTCTGTTGGTAGCAAGGACAGCAGCCAACATCGCATTGGGTGCGCTGCTGATCTGCGGGTGCCAGACATGACACCCAAACAAGTGGTGACTGCCTGTATCGCGGCTGGTCTACCCTTTGACCAGATTATTGAAGAGTTCGGTTCTTGGACTCACATCAGCGTAACCAATCAGGCAGCCGATAAACCTCGTGGCCAAGCGCTTGTCATTGACAAGGCTGGCACGAGAGTATTTAGTTAAGCAACACCATCTAATACTTTCTTACGATTCTGCTTTGCGCTAGTCATAATTACCATTTGGACGGGTGATAGCATCTCGATGGTGGTTTTGTTTAGCGTGTTGAACTCCAACAATTTCTTTTGTTTGTCAGCCAGCGCCAGCTTGGAGTTGGCTACTTTATCCGCAACTGTGTTGTAGCTGCTAATAAACTCTTCAATGTTTTTACACTCGATGGCATCCTTGCCGGGTATCTGTAGCCTAACTGACCCCGGAGGTGGGAGTGTTGTATTTTTACCACTAGTTGGGATGTCCTCTTTAATCGAGTTCAGATCAACTTTCGGTGTGGGTGTAGGGATAGGTACCCCAGCGAGCTTTGGAATCGAATCTAGGGGGTTTCTAGCGGTTCTAGAGGCAGCGTTACCATCATCATCCTCTGGTGCTATACCGCAAGCTGATAAAAGTTGTCCTCTCCGAGCATAGGTCAATGCTGACATATACCCTTGGGCATCTTGCTTACTAGCTGGGAAGTGGAGCTTACCAGCAGATAGCATCTCACCAGATTCGTGTAAGAAGATAGTCTCTACGATTACTCCAGTATCAGACTCATGGGTATTCTGAATAAGGGATATGCCATTGTTGTTTAAGGCATCCTTTACAGCATCTACGCAAGCTGAGAGGTTAGCGTACCTAGATCTGAAGTGAGGGTTAGTTGCATCCTTTCGTGCTGGTTCAAATTCTTTTTGGGCTTTGACCAATGCTGTGGCGAGTAGTTTCATTTAAGACCTTTAATTGTTAATGTTGATTGACGAATTGTGTAAGCCTCTTTGGCTGGCACAATCTTGGCTAACTGAGCTTTGTAGCTACGTTGTGGCCACGTTATCTGGTAGTTACCAGCGATGGCTACAGTATGGCTTTTCATAATATTCATAATTTCTGTCTGTGCCTTTTGGTTCTCTTCTTCAAGCGTTGAAATTTTCTGCTTGTTTTCCAAGATTAACTTTGCCAACTCAGTACCATAATCATCCAAGGTTACAGGCTCATCAATCGAGCCAGCGCTGAATGTTCTTGCTGCATCCTTTGGATTGATAGCTAAGTAATGGTCTATGCAACCAGTATTCTTGTACCGATCCAGCCGATCCTGAAAGTCCTTACAAGTTCTCTCGATGAGATCCAAGGTCTCTGCGTGTGGCGCAAACAGAAAGATCCGCAACTCTGTGCCGCGATACAACACAGCGATAGCGCCCCACGATGCCTTAGTGATAGCCATCTGCGCTTGCAGCTGTATAGGCCCACGATACAGAGGCAAGACATCCTCGGCATCCATAGCTGTTAGCTTGGCCTCCAAGACTCCTGTACCCTCAAGTCTTATAGAAGACTGACCTACAACGTAGATGCCACGCTCTGGATCTGTGAATACCTCCTCCATGGATCCTGTGGCGGTGCCATCAAGACTGCATGATATTGGCCACTTATCGTGAAAGTATGGTTTCTCGTGGTTAATCTCTAGCTGGTGGCAGCCAAGCCTGTGAGCTGCCTCTGTCAGAATCGTTGGCTCTAGGCGATTGCCCCAATCCATTGACTCGTTACTGATGTTTTCTAATTCCTTACCATCGATGGCTGCAATACTTGAAAGCAACTCATCGTTTGGCGAGCGATACTGGCTCATCCCACAAACCGCTGGAAGGCGGCTTGCAGAGAGCATATCGTTGGGAGTGACTTTTCCTACCATGTAATTCTCCTCGTGTTTTATTATTTTTTAGCTACAGCTGTTGGTGAACTCATAAGCCAATATCGTTTCCACTTGTGGGTTCGATCTAGGCCATCATGCTCAAACTCATCAGCAATCTCATAACCTCTTCCTCTAAGTAAGTGTATGTAGTGTGCCAACCTAGTAATGCCATAATTGGTAATAGCATCCCAAGAAGTAATCCCAGACGATTTCTTCTTTTTAAGGTGCGCCAATATTGTTTGAAGTTGCGTATCATTTTTGCTCACGTTTTTCGTTCCTTGAAAGTAAGTTGCGGTACATTTCCCATTTCTTTTGATACCTGATGCATTCAGATGGGGGCTGGAATCCATTCTTGATAAATGTGGCCATGACATCTGTTTTCTGCGATGGCACATAGTGTTTTTTTATATCGTATAAAGACATAGTTCTCCTAAGAAAGTGCCACGATTAAGATAAATGCAATGACCGAGAGTGTGGCGATAACGCGGTCAAGGATGCTGTCCTCCGGCTTGTACTTGTACAAGTCTTTTGATGATTGGTTGTGTTGGTTCCATGCTTTCATTTTTTTAGACTCTCCATAAATTTCTCGGCCATGCGCTCTCTGCGCTTGCGCTGCCATCTTGCGTAGAACTGGGTGTTCTGCACAACAGCACAGATACCCAAGACCAGCCCAGCAATCACAAGCAAGGTGCCTGTGATGTACATCAGGGCAAGAATAGTATTGATTAAATCAAGCATATTGCACTCTCCTTAATAGTTTGCCTACCTGGGCGGGATGCCATACATCTAAACCTGTGGCGGTCTTGATACCGCGTATCTCTAGCTCGGCTGCAACTGTACGCAGATTGGTTCCGACTTTACTGACAATATCTTGCAAAGAAGGCGCGACTTTTTTGCAATATGCTTCACATCGGTCGCTAATTGCTTTCAAACCAGCCTGAGAACCGATCTGTGGAGCTGGTGAACCCAAGACAGTACCGCGAGCTTTGGCAGCTGCTAGAGCTGATTTGGTACGCTCAGATATCTTCTTGGCCTCCCACTCAGCAAACACAGCAGCCATCTGCAAAAAGGTGCGGTCAGCCTCTGGCATATCAGCTGCTACGAATTGAACATTGGACTCCAACAGGCCAGAGATAAAGTGAACATTACGAGCGAGACGATCCAACTTAGCGATAACGAGTGTGGCTTTCTGTTTCTTAGCCAATGCAAGAGCTGCTGCCAACTGTGGGCGATTGTTCTTACGGCCAGACTCAACCTCAGTAAACTCTGCAATGATTTCTTTGCCAGCAAGGTAAGCCTGTACGGCAGAACGCTGGGCCTCAAGGCCAAGGCCTGATTGGCCCTGGCGCTGTGTTGATACACGATAGTAGGTGACGTACATTATTGGTACTCACGCACAAACTTGCGAGCCTCAGATTCGTTTTTGGCTTGATACTCGGCACATACTGGGCATTCATCGCCATTATCAAAAACTGCAATCCATGCGCCTGGGATGGTGGCTTTGATGCGAGCGTTGTAGCGCTCTGGTTCTAAATAAACTTGAACTAATTTCATTGTTAACTCCTCTATCTGGGTGGTTAAGCGATATCGCTAGAAATGAATATACCAAACTATATCTAGTTTTAATAGTAGGTGTTTACCCTAATCTTATTACGCTATATTTAGTCTACAATCAGATATCTCAACCAAAAGAGGCCAACAATGACCGAATTAAAGCCATTCCTAGTGCGACTGCGCCCAGACGTTAGAACATTGTTAGAGCAGACTGCCCAGCAACGTAAGAAACCTATAGCTGTAATCATTAATGATGAGCTGCGGTCTTCTCTTTCAAAGCATGGAGACCTATCGCAACGTCTAAACAAGATGCTTGCGTGATTGTCCTAGAGCTGCCGTTCCCACCATCGGTCAATACCTATTATAGAAGGGGCGCTCATGCTACCTACATGAGTAAGGCTGGGCGCGAATACAAGCAAGCTGTGGCCGACTACGTTTCATGTAACGACTTCCCCAAGATGGGCAGTAAGAGACTATCTGTCAGCATGGTTGTATGGCCACGAGATAAGCGAGTATTCGATATCGATAACCGCATCAAGAGCGTGTTGGATAGCTTGCAAGATGCTGGCCTCTTTGATGATGATAGCCAAGTAGATGAGCTATCGATCTATCGTGGCTCACACATTGTGCCTGGTGGCTCTATCAAAGTAATGATTGAAGAAATCAAGTAATGGGTACACACGATAAAGACGTATACACAAAGGCTGTACAGGCTGAGTCCAGT